GCTTGGTGTAGATGATAACATTTACGCCGGTATCAGCAAGAACAGCCGCCTTTACAACCGCATCAGACATGAATACGTTTGCGGTCGGATTCTGTGCGAGGATCGCAGACTTCACGGATGCGCACTTCTTCATCATGTTGAAGGTAGCGCGACTCATAACTGCGATGGTCGGACGGGTGCCGGTCAGTGCTTCAACTGCCTCAACACAGGTCTCGATATCGTGCAGCGGGTCAGCGGTCGCGGACGCACTCCAGATCTTGGTGTTGTCGCTGATCGCGGTGTAGTTGTTGGTGTAGTAAGAATTGTCTGCATCGTAGTTATAGGTGTACTGAACGCCGTTTGCAGACAGGGTGATGCCGGGATGGCCCAGGTTGGTCACGGGTGCAATCAGCTGCATACGCATGCGTTCTGCAACTACATTTGCGCCGGCGATCAGGGTGTTGGCATCATCGTATACGCGGGCCAGAACTTCCTGTGCATAAGGATCGGTAGAATCCTGTACGCGCATGATCTCCTGCTCATCGGCCTCCTTGACCAGCATGGACTCACGGAAGAATGCCATTTCGGTCTGGTCGATCTTAATGCCTTCGCGGCTGCGCAGGGTGGACTTTGCATCAAAGTTGGACGGTGCCAAGCTGACGGGCAGGCCCTTGTTGCCCTTGATCCACTTCAGATCGAGGCCGGTCTTTTTCTTGGCGGGGAAGAAACCTGCACCAAGATCGGGAATCTTATTGGAAGCGACTTCAGTCCACTGAGCCGCTACGGATTTTGCGGAAAATGCATCAGTCAATTTCATGTCGTTCTACCTCCTCTCAGCGGAACGTAATCTTGGTCAGTGCGCCCTTTGCGTCTGCGGAAACGGTTACGCCGGAGTGCGCCTGTGCGACTGCGGTCTTGATGTAACCCTCTACAACAACGGTAGCGATGGGACGTTCTGCGTATACGTCAGTCAGAACGATACCGTATGCTGCTGATGTATTTGCGACAACACCGCTGGTGTTAACGGGGGTGCCTGCCTTGCATACACCATTGGTGAATGCGGTAGCATCGAGCGTTATAGCTTCGCCGATGTAGTCGGCATGATACAGGATTTCAGGACATCCTGCGTATGCGTTGGACGCATAGCTCATGGAAGCAAGTGCCATAATGTTTCACTCCTTACATATATTGTGATATGATATCGCTGGACATTTTGTTAGCGACAGAGTTCGTCTTGCCGATATTCACGGCAATTTGCTCTGAGTCACTCAGCTTGTTTGCTGTATCCGGACCCTCCCCAGCACCGGGTCGCGGAGTATCGCGCAGGGCATCGGCTTTAGCAGTCTTGAGAATTGCCTCTCTGAACTTCTCGCCGTTGCTGAATACAGTGTCCATATCACCGGAAAACAAAGCCTCAGCGGTCTTCTGTGCCAACTCGGGGGCATATCCCTGGGCAACATATTTCGAAACGTATTTCGCAATTGTGGACTCTTTCAGCAGGGCATTGTACTTCTCTTCCAATTCCTTCCTGGAAGCATCCGCGTCAGCACGTGCCTTTTCGTCATCGGTCATACGATCATTCAGCTGTTTCTTTAAAGCGGCAAATTCAGACGATGTCTTATCGTTTGCGGCCTTCAGCTTGTCGTACTTGGATCCTTCAACGTACTTGCTCATATCCACCTCATCGGGGATATCCAGCTCCAGCAGTGCCTTCAGCTTTTCCTCTGCGGACATTGTGTCAAATCCGCTGATGAGGGATGTATTCAACTTTCCCATGATACCTAACTCCTTGCGTTTTAACGACTTCTCTGTCCGTATTTTGCGATTACTGTCTTCTCTGACATGTGCGATTATCGTCTTCTCTGACGGTGATATATAAACGGGACGTACCCGTAATATCCTTATCCGACTACGGTCCACCAGCACCGGCAATTGATGTGCTGTTTCGGCGGAACCGCGTCTATATCAAATATGCGGCCATCGAGCGGATCACATACAGCGCATACTCTATCGTCCTGCTCTGTGTGCCACATGACCTTTGTGGCACCGGCCTGCTTCGCCGCTCTTCTCCGCACCGAATCCTCAACATCGATCAGATTCTGCTTTGTGTGCTTCAGCCATTTGCGCTCCGCACGTGCAAAATCATCTTCCCATGCTTTACGATTACCGGTATCAACATCAATCGCTGTAGACTCAAAGAACATGTCCTGGTCTCTCTGTTCATCGTTTTCCGGTATCGTCCTTGTGACGGGATTGATGTCAGACATGAATTCATCCAGGAATTCATACGCTTCCTTATGCGTCATTTTCGGCAGATCGGATATGTCCGGTTTGCTTTCGGTCCGATAAGGAACGGTTTCTTTCGCAGGTTCCGGTTTAACCTCAGCAGGTTTCCGCGTCTTTTCCTCTTTGACAACGGGTTCCTGCTTCTGATGCTTCTTCGCCGCTTCAAGTGCCGCACGTGCCTCAAGCAGCTCGTCCTCCCACAACCATGTACACAGATCACAGTATGCTTTACGGTTGAGCGTTCTCAATTGCGTGTAAATCTTGGTTGCAGCTGAACGGGAGGAAAGGACATTCAGCTCGTCAAACCGCAATTTCAGCCGTTGCTGACGGAAGATCCGCTCAACCTTAACGACCAATTGAACGTACAGCTTATCGCCGTACTTATACCAATCACTCATTACTTAGTCACATCCGTTTTCTCGGAAACCTGTGCATTTTGGCCTTTATCTAAAATCTCATCGGTATCCTGCTTGCCGTCATTCAACGTTTTGAGGTTCCGTGAGAGACCCTGAAAATTTCCGCTTGCAGATTCCTCCGGAGTAGTGGGTTCGTATACCCACTTACCCAGATAATCTTCAGACTGCTGTACAACGTCCACCGGATCGTTAAACAGTCCGCATGTCGCGATTGCAACCTCGGGTGCCAGTCCGGCCTCGAGCATGTGCAGCAGACTCTGTGTCTTTGTCAGCAGGTTGTCGTGCTGGCGGCGTGTGAATTTACACTCGATCTCCGAAAGACTGATATTCACATCACGCGTATCACGCATGATCCGAAGTACGATCTTCAGGAAACGTTTCTCCGCACGCTTGAACATCTGTTCGGTTTCACGTGCGCGGCTTTCCGCATGCATCCAGCCGTTTCGCAGCACGACCGCTACACCGTTATCGCTTGTCGATCCGCCGGAAGTATCCTGAATATCGGGAATACCGCAGATAGTGTGCGCCTGGTGCAGCAGGTAGTCTACAAGCGTCTGTACTTGCGACTGATTCAATTCCTCACTGATGGTGTCTACGTCCGCGTCAAGGCCGCTTACGCTCTTTACGCTGATCGCGCCCATATTCCGGAGCCGCTTGATCGATTCCTCATCGATATCGCAGTTCTTGAATTTCAGGTAGGATTGTACGTGCTGTTCGACCGCATCGCATCGATCCGAGGTGATCTTGTCAATCGCATCAAAGATCGGGATCGCCGGCTCAAATGCACCCATCTTGTACATGTTCAGGCTGTACTCGATAATCGGTATATCACCGAGGTCGTGCATACGCTCACTTACGATCTGATCCCCCTTGATCTGGAAGTATCTGTCAGCAGTGTATACGTCAGCATATTCCTCTTCGATACCGCGTGCATTCAGTCTCTTGGTTATGTACACGCCCATCAGCGGACGCTTTCCGAATCCGGAATTGTACACAACAAACGTATTACGCGGATCCAACACATCTATCTCAAAGGGACTCTCATCAATATCATCCGGTGTAACATATCGGTCCGGCAGTACCATGCGATATCCAACACCGCAGATCGCCATCCAGCTGGCCAGCGTCATATCGTGCGCGGATTTATCCTCAAAGAACATATAGTTGTTCAGACATTCAATGTCCTTGCTATTGTTCTTCTTGTCTCCCCTGCGTACGTACGTGATCGGCTCGGACGCGAAATAAGATGACGTGAACTCGGAAAACTCCAGTGCATGACCCTCATGAACCTTGTTCAGGATCTCCGGACGTACTACCTTTGTACGATGCAGGATCGGCGTATTGCCTCCCACATACCGGCAAAGATATTCGATCTGCGAACGGTTGAAGTTGTGAATTACACGGGCCTTGGAAAGCAGGTTTACCACGTTGTCACGCGTTACCGTTTCCGCCGGCGTAGTGATGTCGGCACGACCGAATAGGTCAGTACCCGTAGCTGCGATTTGCTCGTATATCATCAGTCGCACCTCTCTTCAAGATTGGGGATACAGCACCATATCTTCAAATATCCGGTGGGTAGTCCCGGCTGAACATACTATACCCCGTGCGGTATTATACCACAACATATTGTATATTGCAAGTATTATAGCCACTATATGTAGTGTTTTTCCATAAATATTACCAAGGACGTTGGAATACCTGTACCTTGGCCGTGGAAAATGACTGAATATAGATCGATAACTGCGCCATGGCATCAGGCGTGTCATCGTGTTTGTTCTTGCCCTTCATGGTATATCCGCACAGCTGCGTCAGGAAACGCTTGTACTCCCTCTGTCCGGTCAGTACGGAATCATCCTTGAACAGCACGTTCTGCAGCACCCATGGAGACTCTACCTGGATCTTCGTTTCCTTGTTCGCGGTCGTATACCGTGTCGTGATCTTCGTCTTGACACCTAGTTCACGCACCCTGGCCTGTACCTTCTCAGCGGTCTTGCCACCGGCACTATTGCTCTCAAAGCACGCCATATGCACATGATTATCCACAAGACACCGCGCCAGCCGCTCGTCTACAATATCCGGCCTGCCGTCATCGCAGATCACGTCCGCCAGGTAACAGTCATTCCCGTACTTATACACCACAGGCATAACACAGTAGTCACTGCCTCGGTCCTTTGTATCACACACAGCAAAAATTCCGTCCGGCTCACCATCAGGAAGTTCGAAAAATCTACGAAGCTCATCCGCCACATACAGCTGACCCTCGCGTTCTATAGGCTGGTTTATGTACAAAGCCTGCCAGGATATCGGATCCATGATCTCTCTCTGCTGCCGGTAAAACTCTGTAGTAAATCCTGCGTCACAAGGATAATCAAAATTGCTCTCGTCATTTTCATCCAGTGCGGAAAACGACAGGAACAGCGCACGATCAGACTTTTCGTACTGCTCCTCCAGCCTGCCGATAACATCGTGCAAACTCCACCGGGTAGCGAGGTGCAATTCCTTGCAAGCACCGATCTTACGTTGTCTGAAATCGACCGTGTACTGTTGGAAGAGCTTATCAAGACGATCACGGGACATTGCTGTTTCAATGCCATCCACCAGATCGTCACAGTACAGCAGCTGTTCCGCACGATACAAACCGGCATTGCCGCTGCCTACAGAGGTAAACTGCAGCGTTTCAAACCTCTTCCGGATCCCCATGTCAATTCGGCAGTCCTTCGCGTTCGTGTTCGCCAGAGGCACATCACTAAACACGTCAGCCCACAGATACTCATCACCATTACCGGTAATCACACGAAGGCACTCATCGTACACACCGCGTATAAAACTGTTGCTGTGACTGCCTCCCAAAATAGGCTTGTCAGGGTGCCTGCCTGCAAGCCAGCACAGATAGAAAATCGCTGTCGTACTTTTCCCCGTTCCGGGAGGCATGCTTATACACACCAAATCCAGCTCATCGTCTGCCAGCCTCTGCAGCCCCTCTACAATCGGCCTCAGCTGTGGCCTCCGCGGCGGATAAAACTTCTTGTCCGCATCCCTGTTCCACTCCAGGTACAGCATAAAACAATCAAAGTCATCACGCGCAGCGCATCTCAAAATCCTCTTGTGCAGATCGTACGCCTCGATAATATCCCTTCCCCTATACCGGCCAATGTTCTCCATCAGATACCCGTTCAACAGGCGCAGGTACTTCAGCCCCAGTTCCCTGTCAGCGGCACTGGCCTCTTCTCCTCTCATGGTCGCACACAGCCTGTACAGGTCATCTATGCTCTCTAATGTACCCGTGGTCCGCACTACCTGCCAGATGCCTAATAGTAGTTCTTCATTCACACGATCACCTCCAAAAATAAAGACAGGATGCCCCTAAAAGGCACCCTGTGCTACCCTCACAAGATGTTGTTCAAAAGTGTCGGAAGTGTCTGAAAATCACTTTTTGCATGGTATTTCTCCTATATAGGCCTCACTATAGAAAAAAACCACGCATTTTAATGAGAACTGACACTTCAGACACTACTTTTCAGTTGTTTCCTGCTTTATCAGCTGTATCTCATAACCCATTGAGTGTATTATCTGTACGAACTTGGAGTACTTCATATCGCTCTTTAATAGCATGCTCACGCCGGATGTACTCTCCATTCCAAGCACGTCAGCGATGTCTCTGACCGATGTTCCTGTCATACGCATCAGTGTCTTTACGATCACTGTACTCTCAGGATCAGTGTCTCTTACTTTTACTGCCATGGCTATTTTCTCCATTCTGCCATACGCTCATACTTCACCGGCGCAATACGGTCAGCGGCAATCTTCTTTGCCTCTTCTGCACTGTCAGCGGCTACAAATGTTTCGTACATTATGCGCACCGTATCAAGGCAGCCACGATTGACAACTCTGACTTCATAAGATTCATATAAAGCAAGATCATCGTCAGACAGCACTGCTTCTACAACAGGTTGATATACGTTCAGCTCACCGCGACATGCGTCTACGACCTTGTATATGTTCGCACGACTGTTGATCGGTATCCTGGACAGGCCGTCAGGAACCTCTTCTGTATCGAATGTCTCTATTTCTGCTTGACATCCAACGCGACTGAACAGCTGGCGAAGTCTTTCAGCCTTACCTGCATCATCGGTAACTGCACAGATGTGGTACTCTGAATATGCACCTTCGGTTATTACATAAATAATCATCGTAACGACCTCCTACTCAATTGTACCATAGTGGTTTCGAAAAGTCAATAAAGTTTGATTTTCGAAGGCCCTTTTATTTTCGCGGATATTTAAGGCACTAACACCACACACAAATTACCATAGATACCCCACAGGTACCGGATCCGAAGCCGGCTTCGGATATGCATTCATCCGGATATATCGAAACAATGCAGCATGCAGCCGGCTGCATGCAATGCGATAATAGCAATATCGGATCCGGAACCGATATAAGAAAATACAGCATAAAACAGTCATGCTATACACTATATATCATAGTGTATAATACAGCAAAAACAGCGCGCAGCCGGATAACAGCTATACAATACGAGTATATACAATCGATCTATTCCAGGATCCGTATAATTTACCGGATCCGAAAAACAGCTGCATACAATCGAAAACAGAAAAGAAAAGCAAATACAGATCCTTATACCGGATGAAGATATAAAGCTTCATCACACCACAAAACAGAAAACAGAAAACAATACTCGTATATATCCATAGTTCCGAAGCGCACAACATACGCAGCTATTATATATCCTGGAAGCCGATAAAGGATCCGGAATACAGCTGTATATAATAGTATAAAAATTCAATTTATTTGATATTTGCTATTGACATAACACTCAATGTGTGTTATTATAAGTATACAAACTTAATTGGAGGCGTTAATTATGTCAAGGAAAAAAATACCCAATATCAACGCATACGCATTCATGCGTAATTCGCTTGCAGCTCGTGAAAAGGTTTACTCCGAAACGATTGAGGATATCATAGCTAACTATGAGTCCTGTAATAGATCGTTGGCTTCAGTCGGTTCTAATCGCAAGCTCGGTAATGCGGTTTCTGCTTTACGTTTTCCAGCGCATTTTAGCTGCAGGCCCGGTGTAACATGCGATGTATGCAGGCATTGCAATTCTGTTGATATCAAAGACTATGCAATGAAGCAAGCTGCTACGGAGTCCGGCTGCTATGCAATGAAGGGAAATCAAGCTCTTCCGAGCGCACAAATTTCCTATTGGCGTCAGTACAGACTCGCGGCCGAAGCTCCTGAAACATACGCGAGACTCGTTACAAAAAAGATTGCAGCCGAAGCAATGCTGCATGATTCCGAATATGTTCGTTTCTTCGATACCGGAGACGCGTTTTGCGATGAAGTCATAGACATTATCCAGGCGGAAACAGTCGCTAATACCGGCCTGCAGCATATGTTGTACACAAAACAGCATGAAAGACTGAATGCAGCTATTGAAGCCGGAAAAATAAACTTTGATAATACGACTTGTATTATAAGTGAAGATACCGGAGTAAACGTCAAAGACGAGACGGTAAACCCCAATCATTTACCGATTGCTATTGTAGTAGAAGATCCGGACAACGAGAACGAGATCAAAGCAAAAATGCCTGAATACGTAAAGAACTATTACGTATGTCCAGGAACCGAAGTAGGATGTGAAAACTGCGGTTATATTTGCTGGAAACTGCAATTGGAAGAAGGTATCGTGTTTGGCAAGCATTGACATTTGTATAATAGCCTGTATTATAGCCAGCTTCATCATATTCATTGTGAATATAGCTCGGCCGTCTTCGGAAGCTGAAACGACATGCAAGCCGCGTAAAGCGGAAACGATACAAATACAGAGCATGGAAACGAAACAACATACGGCCGCACTAATAAAGCAGCTAGAATACAAAAAGCATTCTATCCAGGTCCGAGCGCGATTAATAGCAGCCGAAGCCGATAAAGAGTATGAAACGATAGAAGGCGTATATTACTACTATCCAGCGTTAAAACGCGCACAAATGATAGCGCAATCCGATACACTATACGTACAAGCTTCAAAAATACAAATAGAAATAGATCGACTTAAGGCAGGTAAGAAACGATAAAATACAGGCTATATAGCCTGTATTCTTTTATGCTTCGGATCCTTTATAGCTGTATGTATTCCAGGATAAACGAGTTTATCCGGTTCCGTAATAGCTGTATTTGATCCTATATTTATTTCATGTTTCATGATATTCTGTATTGACATAACACACATTGAGTGCTATAATAGTAGTATCAAAATATGAAAGAAGGTAACTCAATGCAGGCCGTAATGACGTTTAATATCAAAGGATCCGATAGAGAAACTGTTTTCAAAAGACTTGAAGTAAAGAATATAGCAGCTGCAAAAACAGCTTTTGAGGCTGCTATCGGTAACATATCCGGAAACATAGAATACGAATTCACCTGTTATATTTTCCGGTTCAAAATGCTGGAAGCAATTGAAAGAAGGTGAAATACAGTGAAGGCAAATATCTATAGTCTTTTCATCGATCCGAAGTCGAAGCAATCTGTTTTCGATATACCATATTACACCGATACTCCGATAGTATCAAATTGGGAAGCTCGCGTATTATCGCGAAACATAAAGCCTTCTATAATGCGTTATGCATGGACACTTGATATTATCCGCAAAAATCATCTGGAAAACATGCAGCATGTTTTACGAGTAGAAGTTACGGATGACGTCGGAAACAATGTCATAATGGTAATAGACGAGCTTGTAAAGGATCCGGAGTAAATCCGGATCCTTTTCTTTATACTGTATATCCGGCTCCATATCGGAACCGAATATATTTCTATGCTTCCATATCGATACAATCGGAATAGATGACATTATACAGATATACAGCTGCTATTATCCAGATGAATTATACAGCTGCACTTGTTATATGCTAATGTTATAGTACTACTATATTATAGTTTTGCTATATCATTCAGCCTCATTCTATGGTGTAGTACTGCTATATCATAGTTACACTATACGTATAGTATTGCTATACTATAGCATCTCTATATTTGTTACTAATGTAGTGCTACTATATTTGTTGATTTTCGTCAAAAATCCGCGCGGGAATTTTGGGATCCTGGAAGATGCCTTTGGGCAAAAATTCCGAAATTTCGAAGACCATCACCCAGCTGCACCTGGAGATCATCCGAAGCTCGGCACCATCCGATCCCCTATTCCGACATGCATAAACCTGTATAATCGGCATGCATAAACGACTGTATAATTATGCATAAATATACATTGTGCAAGTTGCACAAAAACGGCCTATACGCCTTTGTGCATCGTTAAAATATCTTTGCGTAAAACAAGTGTTTCGCGCATAGATATCTGGTTTCCGTTACAAAACCTATGAAAACGACACTCAGTTTGTTAAGTACATCACCGAAAATACTGCATAAACGTATGCATAAACTTGTATAACCTGTACAACAGGATCCTGACGCTTCGCGCCGGTTCCGGACAGACCGATCACCGAAGCAATCGATGTTCCGGCTGCACTGTTACCTACTCAGCACAATCGGACCGGATGATCCGCGCCTAGAACCGCTCAATACTGCATACGCAATCATTATACCACAAAATACCGTACCAGTCAAAAAAATATGAATGCATGCATATAACGAGGGGGTAGGGTCCGTTTTATTCCACTCTCAACTCACAATAGCTCTATTTCGCATTCTTTGCCTGTTTTTAGGCGTTCCGATCGTTTACCCTATAAAAAAAATACCCGTACAAATCTACAGGCCGTTTAAAAGGCATTTCTGAGCGTCTGAGAGCATATGCCATTAATCCACAAAATCTGTCTGTATCGGATTGCACGCAGACAAATACTTCTTCCTGATCTCATCCGGATCAATAGCTTCGTAGTCCTGCGTCTTCGGAGCGATGGTTACCTCGGTCTTGTCAGTCATCCCGTAAAAGTTCTTTGCACGGAAGCAGTAAGTCAGGAAATTGAGCTTTCCGGAATCCACCAATTTTGCGTCAATCGAGGCCATATGTTCCCTGGCCTTTTTAAGGATGACCGAGGTCCTATGACTAAAACCTTTGTTCCTTCCGCACAAAACATCGGTCCACCATCCCTGTGTATATCCGGAATAAAGACACATTTCCTCGACAGTCGGAACGATGCCTCTGAACGAACACCTGGAATAATAATCAGCTATCCGCTGTTCAAGTTCCTCGTCATTCGTAACAGGTTTCATACTTGCAGCCTCAACAGTCTCCATCACAATCTGTGATACAAACGCTCGGTCCTCTTCCGTAACGATCAGACCGGCTCTGCTGCTCGGGAACCTGTCACCTGGTCCAGGTGGCCGTCTCTCAGCTTTTACGATCTCATCACCATACTTTGCAAACGTCTCATCATCGGTCATCAGCGATGCCCGTAAATAGCCTCTCGGTTTCGGCATTTTCTACAACCCCCTAAAAATCAAAAAATCAAACTTTATTGATTTTTCATCAAAACGTGTCTGAAGTGTCAGTTCTTCGCAAAATGCGTATAATTTCTCCTATATAGGGCCTATATAGAGAAAAAACCCTGCAAAAAGCGAAAAACAGACACTTCTGACACTATTTTCGACCTCTCAAAAAGCATTCCATAACATTATCAAAACACTACAGTCATATTTCCATCCATTTTTCCAAATTTCCGGAACAGTGCCGCTGACAGTCTCCACGGACCCGGGCGTTCTATTTTCGCCCCGCGCCGCTGGCCGTGGCCTGAAATTTTAGTCCAATCGCACTCATTGAGAAATTTGACCATCTCAGAAAACAGGCGATTTTCAGCCCATTTTATACCCTATTTTTTCTCATTGAGTGTAATTAAGATTCTCTAAAAATCAGCTGTCCGGATGTATTATAGCACAACATATTGTACTTATCAAGTCCCCAAATAACAGCATATAGTACCTTAGAAAAATCTCAGGGGTTTAAAAAATTTGAACGGATCCTGCAGCTGACGGGGTACCCTATGCCCTGAAAATTTATTTTATATAAACTCTAAAAACCTATTGACAAAGCACTCATTGAGTGCTATAATCATATCATCAACTGAACGGAGGGAACACACATGAAGAACTACATTTTGACCGATATTGCCCGTGAGGCGATCAGCAACTCGACCGGTTCCGAGCGCAAAGCACGCCTGATGATCCAGGCAAAAAGCACTGCTGAACTGCTTACACTGTGGGATCTGACAGAGGCCGCGGTGATGACTGAGGAACTGCCCACGGTGCGCGGCTGGGTGATGGACGAGTTGCAGGTGCGGTTCCCGGCTGAGATGGACCGCTGGCTGGACACCTTCGATGATCCGCTGAGGGATTACATTCCTGCGTGATACTGACTACCGGCGATAGGGAGCAGCTGACCTGCTCCCCTTCACAGGCCGTCAGATGGCCAACTAAACAAACGGAGGTTAAACACATGAGAAACATTTCCGATATCGAATCTATGGCAGCGGCACTGTATGATGGTGGCTGGAGAGCGGACGAGCGTGACCAGCTGATCTCTGAGTACGATCTTTCCGAGGCGGACGCGGAAGCGATCTGCGCGAAGCTGGCAGAGTACGACAGACGATGGTATGCGGTACAGACAGATGACAACGATTCATGGGATAACGGCAGTTACGATCTTGACGAGGCAAAGCAGATTGCACGTGACGCAATCGCTGCCGGAAATACCGGTGTGAAGATCGCGGCCATCGCAAACGGTAATTACTGTGAGGAAGAGATTCTTCCGGAAGACTTCTAATCTTACGGTTACAGCACCCAAGGACCCGTCCAGGGTCCTTTTCTCATCCCCACCTCAGGTTCCGGACACAATTTCACCGGTCAAAAATATTTTATATAATATACATTTCCCTATTGACTTTATATAAACTCTATGTTATAATCATCTCATCAACCGAAAGGAGCATAGCATGCAGATAGACTTAAATCCGGCTGAGGTCCGGATCCTGATGACAGCAACCTACCAGCTGCTGGATAACGAAATCAAACGTTTCCCCGAAACGATCCGGAAGATGAAGGAAGACAACCGGCCGCAGATCGAAATCGAGGAATACTACACGAGCAGGCGCAGATACTTAAACCGCATGCGCCGCCTGAGCGACCGTCTGTACGAAGAACTGTACAAGCCCCAGACCAAGTGAATTACAGCTGTCCTACCGGCACCACGGGGAGAAGGAGAAAATCATGAAGCAGATCATCAACGGCAAGCAGTACGACACCGAAAAGGCACTGCACATCGGCTCCCACCAGAACACCAT